CAAGTCAACCCCAACCTAGCCGACATGAAGGAGGATCTGCTTGAAATTCGTGAGCGGATCAAGGACACCTATTATGTCAATCTGTTCCAGACCATCTCGCAGTTCGAGACCCGCTCCAACGTCACCGCTGCGGAGATCGACGCCCGGCGTAGCGAGTCGATGGTCATGCTCGGCCCGGTGCTGGAACGGCTGACATTCGAGGGTCTCAAGCCGGCAGTCGAGCGCACGTTCGCCATCGCCGCCAGGGCCGGGATCCTGCCAAAAGCCCCTAACGAAATCCGCGGCAAGAACATAGAAATTGATTTTGTCAGCATGTTGGAAGTGGCTCAGGATGCCTCGCAGATGGCGGGCATCGAGCGGATCATGCAGATGGTCGGGCAATTGGAAGGCGTGCGTCCGGAGGCCATTGATGTGGTCGATACCGACTATGGCATTATGAAAGCATCACATCTCTTGAATAATGATCCGAAACTGATAAGGTCACCGGCGGAACTGGCACAGTTGCGGCAGCAGCGCGCCCAACAGGCGCAGCAAGCCCAACTCGCAGCACAAGCCGACGCGGCTCAGAAGCTGTCAGCCGGGGCTAAAAATCTCAGCGACATCGATGTCGGTGGCGGCCAGAATGCCGTCCAGGCAATGATAGGAGGTGCAGGTGGCAGATAAGCCAGGCAGTAAGGCACATCCCGCGGTCAAGAAGGCGCAGGATGCCCACAAGCAGATGGGTGATGCGCTCACTGAGATCGCTCAGGCTTTGGCTGCGGCCAAGCAGCAACAACCGGATCAGATGCCAGCTCCAGCGCCGGCTTCACCAGGATTACCCAGTAATGGCGTATCACCAATGGGCGGCACCGCTCGTTAGGCGGACACCGTGGCCAAGCATGACGGTAGCAACAAGCGGCACCTTGATATCCAAGGCCGGCAGGCCAGAACTGAGGACGAGGCCCGAGATGGATTCCTCAACCACGCTATGGGAGTGGTTGATGGTCGGATGTATTTTCATAACCTGCTGGTTCGCTGCCACGTGTTTGCTAACCCGTTTCATGGCAATGCCAATGTCACCGCATTCAATTGCGGCGAGTTCAACGTTGGACAGCAATTGCTGGCCGACATCATGCGGGTTTGCCCGGACGAATACGTCCAGATGATGAGAGAGGCCAATGCCAGAAGCATCGCTACAGACACCAGAATTAACCGCTCCGACGAGGACCAGCGACGGCACGATAGCGGATCAGAACCAATCGCTGCCTACGTCCACCCCGGCAACGACGAGCGTGCCTTCAGAGCCGTCGAGACCGCCGTCCACGACGACTACGACCTCGCCACCACCGACGAAGACAGCGGAGAAGATTGATGCGACTGATGGCAAGGGGGCGGACGCTGGCAAAGAGGCAGACAAATCCCTCCTTAATGAAAAAGGTGAAGCGGCCAAAGGCGCTCCCGAGAAGTACGAGGATTTTAAGGTCCCTGAAGGTTACACCCTCGAAGAAACGACCGGGAACGAATTCCGTGATCTCGCCAAGAGGAACGACATCAGTCAATCCACTGCTCAAGAGTTAGTCGACTTCTATATCGCCAAGACCCGCGAGGCGCAGCAGCGCCCAATGGATGTATGGCGGGGGGTGCAGGAACAATGGAAAGACGAGATCAGGGGCGATGCCAATATCGGAGGGTCGCGGCTGAACGGTACCGTGCAATCGATCGGCAAGATGATTGATTCGCTTGGTGATGCTAAACTCGCTGAGGGCGTAAGGGAGGCAATGGATTATACGGGCGCAGGGAATAATCCCGCCGTCGTTCGTTTTCTCTTTGCCTTGTCTCAACGCCTGAATGAAGGCGGTGCGGTCCGCGGTGGCGGTCCCTCCACTGAAGGTCAGCGGGCCCCAGGTCAGGCAGCCCCTTCGGCGGCCCAGGCTATGTATCCCCACCTCCCATCCAACCAAACGAGGTAACAAATGGCTGTCAACCTTATCAGTAACACTGCGCTTACTTACGCCGACTGGGCGAAGCGCATGGATGACGGGTATAAGGTCGCCCGCATCATCGAACTGTTGTCGCAGACCAACGAAATCCTCGAGGATATGCTGGTCATCGAGGGCAACCTGCCGACCGGACACAAGACCACGATCCGTACTGGTTTGCCCCAGGCCACATGGCGGCTGTTGAACTTAGGCGTCCCCAACGCCAAGTCGACCACCGCACAGCTGGTCGATACTTGCGGCAATCTTGAGACCTACGCGGTCATTGACAAGGACATCGCCGATCTTAACGGCAATACCGCTGAGTTTCGACTTTCGGAAGTCAAGGCCTTCCTCGAAGGCATGTCGCAACAGGTTGCTTCGACGCTGATCTACGGCAACCAGTTCCTTAATCCAGAGAGGTTCACCGGCCTTGCGCCCCGTTACTCAACCAAGACCACGGCGAATTCGAACACCGCTTTCAATGTTCTTGACGGCGGTGGAACGGCTTCGACAAATACTTCCGTATGGATCACGGTCTGGGGTGACGATACGCTGCACGCTACCTTCCCCAAAGGTAAGATCACCGGACTGCAACATCGAGATATGGGCGAGTGGCCGGTGCTTGACTCAAGCTCAAATACCTATCAGGCGTATCGAGATCATTTCAAATGGGAGATCGGTCTCGTACTCCGCGACTGGCGCTATGTTGCACGTATCGCCAACGTCGACGTCACCCAGCTGACCGGCGTGTCGGCCGCCAACCTGATCAACCTGTTGGTCCGCGCGCTCTACCGCCTGCCCACGGCGCCGGTGTCGGCAACGGTGTTACAGACTTCGGATACCCCGGATGTTCGCGCCAATATGGGCCGTACCACTATCTACGCTAACCGTGTGGTGCGTACCTACCTAGACTTGCAAGCCATGAATAAAACCAATGTCCTCTTGCGCATCGAGGAGTTCGACGGGAAGCCCATCACAACCTTTAGGGGCATCCCAGTGCGTACATGTGACGCGATTCTGAGTAATGAGGCGCAGGTCACGTGACGCTTCAATCTGGGATATGTGCATGACCAAGGGTTGTACCACGATGTTGAGCCGAGAACAACTGAAAAGATTGCTGCATTACGATCCAGATACCGGGATCTGGATGTGGCTGGACAGTCCGCGTCCTGGTTGGGCTTGGCGTTATGCAGGTTGGGTCGACCACTACGGTTATCTGCGTGTTAAGATTGGCCGACGCGTTTATATCTGCGCTCGTTTGGCCTTTCTCTATATGACTGGGTCAATGCCGGAGGAAGTCGATCATATTGATCGCGACCCGAGGAATGACCGTTGGAATAATCTTCGGGCTGCCGACCGCTCCGGCAACAACCAGAACAGGGCAAAACGTCCCGATAACAAATCTGGCGCAATTGGCGTGTTTTGGAACAAGCAACGCCGCAAGTGGACCGCTCAGGTAGGGAGAGTCTATCTGGGCTTGTTCGACAGCATCGAAGAAGCAACCCTCGTAAGAGATCGCTATGCCAGAGATTGGCATGGCCCCTTCGCACAACTTAACATCGTATAGGAGACAACACAATGATCCTTGATGCAGGACTTTTGTTTACCGGTGGCCCCAGCGGCGTTGCTCCTCCGGGCACGACGCTCAAGATCGCCGATAACGTGCTCGCCAACGCCTCGACATCGAACCAGTACATCGACTTGGCGTTGGGCCAGACCTCGACCGCTGGCGTCAATCCGGTTGGCGGTCTGCCGCCGGCCACCCAGGTCCCGATCGGCGTCGGTCCAAACGTGCAGCCGTTCCGGGACATTGGCATCGGCGACGACCCGGCGATGAAGATTCTCATCCAGCCGATCGGCACTGGCTGGACCGGGGCGACATCATTGGCGGTCAATCTCCAGGCGTCCCCGGATAACGGCTCCGGCGCTCCGGCCGGCTTCGTGACTTATTACTCTTCTACGGCAGTCACGACTGCCAACCTCAACCTCGGCCAACGCCTGATGGACATGGACATGCCACGGCCACCGGCAGGCATCGCCGAACCGCGGTTTCTCCAGTTGAGTTATACGGTGGCGGGCGGGCCGTTCACCGGCACCGCCAATTACCTCGTCGGCACTCTCGTCCTCGATCGCGCCGATCAGGTCTACAATACTACCAACAACGCTATCTGGGGCGGCTACCCGGCAGGCGTCGTGGTGCCGAATTGAGATATTGGAGGACATTGGTGGTGGGGGTGGCATGTGCCACCCTGGCCACAGCGGGTTGGCTTTGGGCTCAGCCCGTCGTCCAGAACCAAGTCACCGGCAACGAGTGCTGGCAAGTGGGTCAAGGCCCCGGCGGCCCAGGTGCGTTCCTCTGCCTTAATGTCACGCGCAGCACGACGTCGA